AATCAAGCGTGATGTAACTGTTTACCGTTTCTTCTGGCCACGTAAGGACTCAATTGAGTACACAATGTATACTCGTGTTGGCGTCCAGATCGAACAAGCAGATGCTTGGGTTGTCGTAAAGAACGTTAAGGTTGCTTCTTAATTAATTAAGAAAAAGCCCCAGAAAGGCCCCCAATTAATTTTGGGGGCTTTTCATTTTAATTTAACAATGCTATAATTGAAGAACCTAACAAAGGAGATTATATGTCATTTGAGACATTGAAAGTAGCAGAACTCAGAAAAGTTGCAGAGGACTTTGCAGTTGACACTGATGGACTAAAGAACAAGGCTGATATTATTGCCACTCTTGCCGAAGAGGGAGTAACATGGTCTGTTTACCAAAAGACAATTAAAGATATTGAAAAGGCGGCAGACGAATTTGGTGATGATTCAGAAGAGATTCTTCCAAGATTTAATCCGAATGCTCAGCCAGAAAATACAGTTCTAGTTAGAATGACTAGAGAGAATTACAGATATGATATTATCGGTTTTACATTCACCAAAGAGCATCCTTTTGTTGCAATGACAGAAGATGACGCTCAAGAAATTTTTGACAAGGAGGAAGGTTTCCGCTTAGCAACTCCAAAGGAAGTTCAGGAGTACTACGCTTAACCTTTATTAAATGGAAATTCTAGTAGATTCAAATGCACCAATAACACATAAGGTTTTTTGGCAGGGACAGCTAACAGATGCTGACTCTCTACCAGTTGTTAAAGTTTATGATATCACAGAAGATCCAGCAATAACTCCAGCAATTAATCCAGGGGTATCTCTAGCCACTCTGACTCCAGTTAAGTCAGAGACAGACGCTGGAACATACAGTGTTTATTTGCCGTTTGACTATAGCAATAGACAAAAACAATTAAGAGTAACCTGGACCTACACAGTGAATGGATCGGCTGCACATAGAGATCACAAAGTTTATGTTCAGACTCCATATACTGATATGAGTCAGGTTATAGATGCTTTAGGGTTGGGGTCAGATTATTCAGATCCCAATTCAAAGTCATATGCCGAATTGTGCAATGCTGAAAGATACGCTAGAAAAATAATTGAAGCTTATACAGATCAGCAATTTTATTTATATGATGACGTACAAATAGTATACGGTTCAGGTTCTGACACTCTACCACTACCCAATAAAATATCTGCCTTACACGAGTTGTATCAAAACGACATACTGCTACTAGATAACATTAACAATGTGGACAACTGGAATTACGATACTATGATATCTGAAAGCGGATTTGGAATAAGAGTAAATAGAGCAAACATGCTAGACAACACTGTGTACACAGCAAACGGCATGGTTCCGCCAACAATAAATGATACTTGGGGTGGTTCTTTTACACCAGGTTCAGTTTACCGTGTTCAAGGTAAGTTTGGGTGGGAAGAAGTTCCATCAGAAGTTGAGCTTGCATGTATTGAACTAATGAAAGACTATTTCTCAAAAGACAAAGTCTGGAGAAACAAGTACATGAAGTCCATTAAAACATTTGACTGGCAATTTGAATATAATTCAGAAACTTACTCAGGAACTGGAAACCTTTATGCAGATCAACTGCTAGCCCCATATGTTATAAACAAGATGGTAGTTATATAATGTATGATCTTGTCGACTCTATTATGCCTATGTTTATGGATGTCTACAAGCCATTTGATTCACAGGATCCAGATACTGGCTCAATAAAAAAAGAATGGCAGTTTGATAGAACTGTCCCATGCAGCGCAAAAGGTATTATTAGCAATTCTTCTTCCAGCAGATCTGGAGATAAACAAATAATTTCTAATAAGTATATCAACGAGCAAATGCTACAAATTAGAACATCAGAAAAAATAACCTTAAGAGAAAAGATTACAAATATCAGGGACCTAGAAGGTAATGTTATCTGGGAAGAATTAAATTTTCCTACTAACACCCCTACTGTCTATGAGCTGATGGGAATAACCCCAATGACAGATCCACTTGGCGGAGTGGTTGGATATAACTCTACTGTCAAGAGATCGGAAAATCAGACAATTGGACAATAGCTCATTATTGGTTACAGCAGCCAGCGGCCTGCAAAAAGGAATGTCTGGAACTAGCGGAACAATTTTAAAAGATAGTACGGTGGCACAAATATCTGCTGCGGTATATTATCATGCTCAAGTAGTGTCTAAGCTAACAACAAGCAATGCATTTGAAAAGAAGTTTCAATCGGTTATCTTCAAACAAATAGAACAAGATTTTGGCCTATATGTAGACTCTCAGGCAAGAGTAAATCCCAAGTCATTGCACCACGTATACGAGTGGAATAAGGTCGGGAACAGAGGGGCTAGATTATTTAATTTAAGTATACTATCAACAGATGGACTTTCATTTAAAATTACATCTAGTTTCTTGCCATCAAAATCAGCAGTTCCTAATGAGTTCGCAAAGAGAAAGCATGTATTTATAAATAAAGCATCTGTGATGGAAGCTGGAATGCCCTTAACAATTCGCCCAAGGTCGGCAGAGCGTTTAGTATTTGAAACTAGTACTGGAGTAGTGTATATGCCTAAAGGCGCCTCTGTGACCGTTACAAGGCCTGGCGGAGGCAAAGCTACTGGTAGATTCCAGATAGCATATGCACAATTCTTTACAGGCAATTTAGTAAATTCAGCAATTAAAAAGTCTGGGTTTCAACAAATATTTAATTCATCATTAACTAAAGCAATGAGGGTACCAGCAGATGTAAGAAAGGTTAAATATTCATTTAGCCCTAATACATTAAGAATGCAGGCGGACTCAGCATTAGAAGCAGCATTTGGAGGTGCAGTATGACCGTAGATTATAAAGCAGATGTAATGCTTGATTTAAGAAAGTTCCTCTGGAGCCAATTAAAATCTAATAATATTTTTGTAGAGACGGATTACTATTCAGATAACTTGGGGCAAGAAATTGTTCCAATTATTCCAGTCCAGCAGTCTCCAGAAATGAATCAATTTTTGAGCGGAAAGAAGCATATTGTCTATGACAAGATAGGAATGTCCTACGAGGATAACTGGGCTATATGCTGTGAGCAGATACTATTCACAATATACTCAACAGATGTCTCAGAGATCAATGAGATTAGAAACCTAATGACAGACCTATTTAGAAGAATGGATGAGTCAGCTAGGGACACCAATGCCTATTCTGGAATATCTAAAAAGTTTAAATTCTTTAGCATTTTTGTTGCAGACATTTCTCCCACAGCCCCTTCCGAAGAGCTAGCTGGATTTTTGTCTGCGGACGTAATCCTTGAGGTTAAATATGCAAGGCACGTAGGAACAAACGGTAGATTCCTGTAATTTGCCTTTGGGCGCATTATACTCTATTATTATACATAGAGGGAAGGGCCTAGCCAGCCAAGATTTAATGATTTAAAATTATATATATATATTTTGAAAACAGGAGGTACGAAAAATGGCATTTAACTCAGCCAAAAATATTCTTGTAGGAGCTTCACCGCTCTACATTTCAACAAGCGATTCAACAGTAACTGGATATAAGGAAAACCTTTTAGATAGAGCTACTGGTGGAATTTCTTTCACAGCAAGAACTAAAGCAACAACAGCTCTAGACGCATCTGCAGATGTTCGCAACGTAGGATTTACAAACAATGGTCTTCAGATCACTTACAATCCAACTTACGATTCAGTAACAGTAGATCAGCTTCTAGATACAGCAAAGCTTTTCAAGTCTGCTATGGAAGTTATGATTGCAACTGAAATGTCCGAAGGTACTCTAGAGAACGTTCTAGTAGTATTCGGTCAAGGAGGAGCAACACTAACCAAGCAAGGAGCAGCAGGTGCTGCAACAGATGATTATCCAACAAAGGGTGCAACTGGAGCAGACGATAAAACCCTTACATTGGGACTTGAGGCAGGATCACTTGGTATTGCACCAACAGAACGTCAGCTATTTGCAATTGGTCAAGCACCAACTCTAGCAAATTCAGCAGGCGCAGACGTTGACGCAACAACAGAGCGTGTATATTATGCACGTCGTGTTTTGTCAGTACAACAGTCACAATTCTCACTTGCACGTAACGCAGCAACAACTTTCCCAGTAACATTCCGTCTTCTTCCAGACGCTAACTATAGCGGCTCAGAATACGGTAAGATTATTGACCGAGTTCTAGCTTAATTAATTTAAGCAGGAAAAGCCCCCGTTTGGGGGCTTTTCCATTTGTATAGATAATATCTATATGTTATAATAATTAAGACTAGATCCTAGGAGGATTAAATTGGCAACAACAGTATATAGCGTAGAAGAACTAACGCTTCAGAATGGCTCAACGGTTAAGTTGAAGCCCCTAAGCATCAAAGAGCTAAGAAAATTTATGCTCGTATTACAAGCAGCAAGCAATTCAACTACAGAAGATCAAACACTTAATGTATTAATTGATGCGGTTGCAGTAGCACTTGAAAAGCAACTACCAGAATTGGTAGCAGATAGAGATGCACTAGAAGATGCACTTGACGTCCCCACAATTAATCGCATACTTGAAGTATGTGGTGGGATTAAGATGGACGACCCAAACCTTCTAGCGGCAGCGGTTCTGGCTGGTCAGAACTAGATTTAGCCGCTTTAGAGGGTGAAGTATTTCTTCTGGGTCACTGGAAGAATTACGAAGAACTAGAAGAAAGTCTTTCAATGCCAGAGCTTATTCAAACATTGAAATCTTTTAAGAAACAAAAGTCGGAAGACAGAAAGTTTACGGCAAGTCTTAAAGGAATAGATTTAGATGTAGATGACGAAGACTCAGCACCACAGACAAAAACTTTTGAAGATGTTCAAAGAAAAGCGCTGGGGATAGATGCTTCAGGTGATGACATAGTTTCTCTACAGGGGAGCCTTGCAGCACAAGCAGGGTTTGGAATCGGAGCAGGTCTAGGCTACACAAAGGAGTAAAATAAAGATAAATGGCTGATGAAAGAATTGTAACTAATATAGTTGCTAATGCAGATTTCTCAGGTCTTATTGCAGATGTCAATAAGGTTGCAGCCTCTCTTTCAAAACTTCAAGCACAAATAATTCAATCGGACGCAAGACTTGCAAGTCAAGTAGCGACCATGAACAGATCCTTTGGTGAAAACCTAAGAAGAACTGGTCAGTTTGCAACACACTTTGTTACCCTGACATCGGATGTTGAAAAGTTTGGCACCAACCTAGACAGGGGCCAAATGAAACTGAAGCAGTACTTTCAGACATTTAATCAGCACACAAAGACGCAGGGCGGCTTAATTAGAGACCTTGCTAAGCAGCAAGTAGCATTACAAAATGCAATCATACAGCCAATGGGTAAAAATGCTCAAGGGCTTATGCAATATAGCGTACATATTCCACAAGGTCTTGATTCAATAAAGAACAAGACTGCACTTGCTAAGCAAGAACTTCAAATCATGAATAAGGTTATTCAAGATGGCGGAGTTCAACTTATTAACTGGGGTAAGAATACACAGTGGGCAGGACGCCAGTTAACAGTAGGACTAACAGTTCCGTTAGCAGCATTTGGCAAGGCGGCAGCAGATGCTTTTAGAGCAGCAGATGCAGAGCTCGTTAGACTTACAAAGGTGTACGGTGGAGTAGCAGCAACGTCCGCAGCAGAACTTGGAAAAGTAAGAAGAGAAGTCACTGAAACAGCAAAAGAAATTTCAAAAGCTTATGGTGTTTCATTTAAAGACACTATTACTTTAGCCGCAGACATTGCGGCAACAGGCAAGCAAGGTAATGATCTTTTACAGTCAGTTAAAGAAACGAGCAGACTTGCAGTACTTGGCGAAGTAGATAGACAAGAAGCAATGAAGGCCACCCTGGCAATTCAAACTACATTTAAGCAAAATACTGATCAACTTTCTGAATCTATTAACTTCCTAAACTCAGTTGAAAACCAAACCTCAACAAGTCTTGCAGATTTGATTGAAGCTATTCCAAAAGCTGGACCAGTTATTCAAGGTATGGGCGGAAGCGTAAAAGATTTAGCTCTTTATATGACAGCAATGAAAGAAGGCGGAATTAATGCTGCTGAAGGAGCAAACGCCCTTAAGTCAGCACTTGCATCACTTATCAATCCTACAAAGGTAGCACAAGAAAAGTTCTCTGAAATGGGAATCGACCTTGGTGGAATTGTAAAGAACAATGCTGGTAATTTAACAGCAACAATTTTTGCTTTACAAGAAGCACTAGATAACCTAGACCCTCTACAAAAACAACAAGCTATTGAGCAGTTATTTGGAAAGTTCCAGTTTGCTAGACTTAATGCTTTATTTTCAAACCTAGGAAAGCAAGGAAGTCAAACTCTTCAGGTTATGGATTTAATGAAAGCAAGTTCACAGGAATTGGCAAGTGTGGCGGGCCGAGAATTATCAATGGTTACAGAGTCTGCTTCTGGAAAATACAAGAGAGCGGTAGAAGGATTAAAAGCAGATCTTGCAGGAATTGGAGACGAGTTCTTAAAAATTCAAACATTCTTTATTAATGTTGTAGACGGTATTATTAAGTTTATCAATAAACTACCAGATCCAATTAAATCACTATTAACATTTGTTACAGGATTTACAGCAATTATAGGTCCAGTAATTATGTTGACTGGTGTTCTTGCTAACTTCTTTGGATATATTATTAAAGGAGCCTCACACTTTAGAGCACTATTTAAAGGTGGAGAAGGCTGGAAGATGCTTACTCCAGAAATCTTGGCGGCACAAAAAGCAGGATCCCTGGTTGAACAAACATTCTATAGTGATGCTAAGGCAGCTACAGTATTAAAAACTGCAATTGCAGGTCTTGTAACAGAATTTGAATTGTTACAGTCTAAGGCAATGACGGGCGCAGTATCTGTAGCACCAGCACTGTCTACTATGGCAGGAAACGTTGTAACTCAAAGCGGCGGAAGAGTTGTTAATCCTAACCATCCATTAATTAGTCCAGAAGATACCAGATCAATGTCCCACTTGAACCCAGTTGCAGGAATGACAATAGATCAAAAATCACAACAAACAATCTTTGGAGTAGTTCCTGGAGCACCAAAGGTTAATCAAAAAATTGGAAACAATCCTCAGATGTACATGGACGGAGATCTTCCAAAGATTCCAGGTCTAACATCAATAGGCGGAGCATCAACAGGAATTGTAGCAGCAGAAGCCGCAAAGTGGCATGCAATGACAGGCGCACTTGCAATGCAGTCACAAGCAGAAATTTCTTTACTTAAAAAAGAAGTTGCAGCGACTGGATTAATAACAACCTCATTGTCTGATTCATATCAAGCGCTTCTTCCAACAATGACCAAGCTTACTGCAAACGCAGCAACTGAATCGGCAGCAATTGTTGCACAACTCCAGGCAGGCAAACTAACAGTAGATCAAGCAAGAGCTAAAATTATTGCATTAAATGCACAAGTAGAGGCCATGATCACACAGGCATCTATAGACATTGCGGGGCAGCAAGGTAGAACAATTGGACTAACAACAGTTCCTCTATTAAATCAGCCAGTAGTAAATGCAGCTGGAAAATCTAATATGAAAGAACTTCTTCGTCCAGGAAGAACAAGAAGCCTTCTTAATAAAATTGCACAAGGTCTAGGCGTAAAGACATTTGGTGCTGGATACAGCACAGAAACAACAATGCCAAAAAGATTTAATACTGGAAACATTGTTCCAGGAACTGGCAATACAGATACAGTTCCTGCAATGCTTACCCCAGGAGAATTTGTTATTAACAAAGAAGCAACAGCGGCAAACCTGCCACTGCTTCAAGAAATTAATA